AAGAAACAGAGTGAAAATAAAGAACCACTTTCAATTGTAGAACCTGGATATCAAACAAGAGACTTTGTTCATGTATCTGATGTGGTATATGCCAATATTCTTGCTTCTCAAAGAGAACTTGAAACATATGGAGAAGTCTTTAACATTGGAACTGGAGAAGGAACTGAAATTCAAACTATTGCTGATTTAGTTTCTGATTATCAAATTAAAATTCCTGCTAGACAGGGTGAAGTTATGCACTCCAGAGCAAATATTGACAAGGTTCAAGAGATTCTTGGATGGAAGTGGAGTGTCAATGTTATTGAATGGATTAGGAAAAATTTAAAATGACAGTAGCCTTTAATCATCTTGGTAAGATGGGTCAATTGGGCAATCAAATGTTCCAATATGCTGCCACACTTACTACAGCAAGACAACTTGGTGTAACATTCATGGTTCCCAATCATGATGAAATATTTAATGATGGAATTGGTAACAAGTTACGCATTTTGCTATTTGAATGTTTTAATGTTAAACCTGAAAATATAGGTATTTTAAATACAGAACTTTATCATCAAGAAAAAGGATTTGCATTTGATAATTACATTTTCTATGTTGATAAAAGATTAGACTTTTCACTTTATGGATTTTATCAAAGTGAAAAGTATTTTAAAAACTGTGAGAAAGAAGTAAGAGAACATTTTACTTTTAAAAAACATATCATTGATGAGTGTTCTGATATTATTGAAGATGTTTTTGATGATCCAATATGTCTACACATACGTAGAGGGGATTTTTTAATCAACTCTGCCAATCATCACAATCAAACTCTTGATTATTATGAAAGAGCACTTAAAAAATTTGAATACAATAGACAGATCATTATCTTTAGTGATGATCCTGATTGGTGTAAGGAGCAAAAGATATTTTCTTCAGATAAATTTATAATATCTGAGGGCAATAGTCAATTTCATGATCTTTATCTTATGTCTCAGTGTAGTGATTTTATTATTGCTAATTCATCATTCTCTTGGTGGGGTGCATGGTTGGCAAATAAAGGAAAAGTTATTGCACCTAAGCAATGGTTTGGATCTAACAATGCACACCTAGATACTAAAGATTTATACTGCAAACATTGGGAGATTTTGTGATGGATAAAAATAAAGCAGCATATAAATTAAAAGGTATTGCTCCAATTTATCTTATCAATCTAGATGGACAACCTGAAAGATTGGAGTACATGGAGAATCAATTTAAGTATTGGGAAATTGATAATTATGAACGCATTTCTGCCTTTGATGGTAGAGAAGATGATCTTGGTCATGTATTGAAAGGTAGGTATCCAGACATGATGTCTTCTGGTGAGGTGGGTTGTTCTACCTCTCATCTCAAAGCAATCAAAAAGTTTTATGAGGAGACTGATGCACCATATGCAGTCATGATGGAAGACGATTGCAATCTTGACCTAGTTAGTTACTGGAACTTTACATGGAAAGACATGGTAGCAAAACTACCCTATGATTGGGATGTAGTTCAAATTGCAATTATTTGCACTGGAGATATCTTTACAAGGATTCATAAGAGATTTGTAAATGAATTCTCTACAGCCTGCTATCTAATCACAAGACATCATGCTAAAAAACTTATTGATCTACATTGTAGAGGTGATAGGTTCAAACTAGATAATGGTGTTAGACCTAGGCCAGTAGCAGATGATCTCATCTATAACTCAGGAAACACATATGCAGTTCCTCTTCTTCTTTATCGCATCGAACTGGGATCAAGTATCCACCCTGAACATATTGACGCATTCCACAAAGGGAACTATGATGCTCAAATGAACTTCTGGTCCCAGATGGGAGCTCAGCAGTCCATTGATCAGCTGATGGATTATGATCCCTATCTTGGTAGAGTCACAGAATCCTCAAATAAAGAGTGATAACCACACCCCTTGACACATTATGAATCCTCTGCTATCATAAATACTTAACCTTTTGTCTTTCAAAAATTAAAGTAACAAAAGGTAATACTTAACACGGGACAGTCGAGTCCCTATTCATCTGCGGGTATCCATTCCGCAAGTAACTAAAGGTAAAACAAATGTTTAAAACGACTATCGCTGCAGCTGCCGCTGCAATTGCTCTTGCTCCAGCTGCTGCCCTAGCCGGTCCCTACGTCAATGTAGAGACAAATGCTGGTTGGGTTGGTGATGATTACACTGCTGCAACCACAGACCTTCACGTGGGGTTTGAAGGAACTGCTGGTGCTGCTTCATACTATGTTCAAGCTGGACCTGCAATCGTAGCTGTTGACGGTGAAGAAACTGACACCCAGTTCTCTGGTAAAGCAGGAGTTGGAGTCCCTGTCACCGATGCTCTTGGAGTATATGGTGAGATGTCCTTCCTGACTGCTGATGACGATGATAACTTTGGTGTTGGTGGTAAGTTGGGCGCTAAGTTCAACTTCTGATTGTTCATATAGACAAGTAAATATCTAGATGTTATACTGGGGGTGCGACGGCATCCCCATTTTTTGTGAAAAATTATTTTATAAAACTCATTACCCATCCTGCCTTTCACTATAATATTATTACTATCTCATTACTTGTTCTTATAGGGATGCTTCATAACCATGCTCACTACTCTATGGAAGTAGATGCTGACTCCTACGTGCTGCAATGGTGTAGCAAGCATCCAAAGAAATGCACATACAATCGTGACTGGTAGGTGTTGACAAAACTTTATCTTTCCTATATAATATGTAAAGATTCATTACAAAAGGTAAATGACTGTAACAACCAATGAGCGTGGACAGCAAAATTTATTTGCTAAAGAACCCCAAATGTATGTTTCTCAGACTGACGCAGAGCGTTATGGTTATGAGAGTTATGCAGAAAAAGCAGAAAAACTCAATGGTCGCACTGCTATGATTGGTTTCTTCTTTGCAATCTTTTCTTACTCACTCACTGGCAATCTTTTCTTTGGTCTTCTCTGATGATTGAGATTATTTTTACAAGTACGGCAATTGCTTTTTTCTGCCTTCTTGGTTATACTGTGGAACAACTTGCTGAAACCTACTGATGGAACCCTCTCTACTTGAAATTCTGACTTATTATGTAATTGGAGGAGCTCTTTTAATTGGTGCTCCAGGAGTATTTTTCTTTATTGCCTTTATGCCTGCTTTGCAGAATACTAAAGGAAGAATGGTTGGATATGGCGACCACAAACAGTATGGGGATATTTCATCTTATGAGAATTCACCAACTGATCAAACTCAATTTTACCTTACACTAGGAGAATAAAAATGTTTAACGAAAAAGCAGAACGTATTAATGGTTGGGCAGCAATGATTGGTATCATGGCTGCCATGGGATCTTATGTGACTACAGGTCAACTGATTCCAGGTTTGTGGTGATGGGATTTGTAGTAGCAGCACTGCTGTTTCTTATTCCAATTGGCGCAGCAGCTAGAAAATCATGAGTATAGAATGGGCACAGGCAATTATTTTTTTCTTAACACCCTTATTCTTTATGCTCCTCTTCATAGAAACTAATGAAGATGATGATGGTCCACCTGATGGGGGACTCATGACACCAGTATATCAGGGGGTTTAGTACCCCTTTTTTTTCTAAATAAATTAGTTGCTTCACAATAAATGCCTGAAGAGGTTAAGAAGGAAGATCCAAAAAAGAAAGGTGTTATTGGAAAGATAAAGGAGGCTGCAAGCGACAAAGAAGAGCAGCTTGATATTCTTTCTACTTTTGTTAGGCTTGGTATCCTTGTTTGGAGTGGTGGAATACTCACATTAGCGTACATCCAGTTACCACCAGTACTTGGTATTCCCGAACAAAAACTAGATCCAACTTTTATCGCGAGTGTCTTTACTGGGGTGCTTGCGACTTTTGGTGTTCAGGCAGCAAAGAAAGGTGGCAATGGTAATGGTAATGGATCTTCCAATGGTGGTGGTATCAGTAAAGCAGATATGGAAAGATTGATTGCAGCAGCAAAAGAAACTGCGCCAGCACAAACTATTCGTATTGAACAAGCACCAATCAAAATTTCTACTGATGAATCATATAAAATGTGATGTTAGAACATTCTAACAGAATATAAATGATAGGCATTTACACCATACATATGCTATGATAATAATAGTATTAGGTACAAATATTTCTTTTGATAATGACTCATAGATTTGATGAAATAAAACCATCTCATCATATTTCTAAAAAAGAAGTTCAAGAGATGATTGATCTCGCCATTAAACAGCACAACTATAATGCTTCTATTATCAGTATGATATTGGGAACTATTGTACTTGCACTTTTTCTTGATGGGCTTTTGAGATTACTTGGTATCATTCCCCCTTTCATGGGGTTGAATGTGAGCATCATTCAAGAGATTATTGACATAATTAAAAATTCATGACACAAAATATTATTTCTTGTGTAAAGAATACAAGAAAAACTTACTCAAGATATCTTGAGAAAACAATCGTTGAAGTTCAAGTACAATTTAAAGATGAGAATCCAGCATGGATTCCTCTTGATACACTTGCTGCATTAGAAGGAAGACTAAAATGAAAGTTGGATTGATTGGTCTAGGTCGTACTGGTGAAGGAATGTCTCGCCGTATGATTGAAGGAGGTATTGAAGTTTGGGGATATAGTAGCACTAATTACGAGAATGCCTGTGGACAATATGAAGCAGGACACCTTAGTGGATGTGTAACTTCATTAGAGTATCTTGTCCGAGCAATTAAAACTGATAATAAGAAATATACTAGTGCTGGGAGAATTCCTGGTATCTTTCAGATCACACTCCCAGAGCAAAAGGCAGAAGACATACTTAATGAATTGCTACCTTTACTGGAGGAGGGTGATATCATTATTGATCATAGCACCAGTGACATAAAAAAATGTCAGGAACTGGAACTGTATTGCTCTAAGTTGGGCATATCTTATATCTTCTCTGGTGTATATGGATCACCTTATGCCATTGATGTTTGCTCCAAAATTTTTCAATCCTTATCACCTGGTAATGTAAAATGAGTTTTTGTATTGGTCCAATGTCCGTGGTTGGTTCTGCAGTAACTGTGCTGCTAGGAACGCAAACACCAGATAATGTCAAAACATATATTGGAGTTACTATAGAACCCTATGATACTGAGCAAATTGATTTAAATGACCCTCTTGGATCCTTTGGTATTGAATATGATATGCACAAACATTTAAGATTGTTTGCTGAACATCTTTCATCTCCAATGCAGTGTGATGATCATCCTGGTATCAATCATGCTGGTGTAAAATTTTTAGCACCACTATCACCAGATCTTACAGTATACAGTGGTATATCTGTGAACAACTCAAAGTTTGATAGTAAAGATAACTTTGAAGGTCCTTTAGGATCTATTGGTATTGAGTATGGTAATGATTTAAAATTATTTGCTGAATACTTAAGCAGCATAAAAGAATTTGAAGGTGGCAGAACATCTCTAGGATTAAAATATTTTTTTCATTAGGAACCCCTGACATAAGTATAACAACTCATTTATATTTTAATAGATAGAGATGACTGCACCATTTTTTCTGCAGTTGTCTCTATCTTTTTGTACGGTAAACAAAATGTTAGCAGTAGTTAGAACTCTTATGGAGAACGATGCGTTTCTCTTTATTTTGTGCTATTCTTTAATAGTAATTCCAGTTATGGGAATTGCAAAAATTCATAATACAGAGATATATTTAGATCATGGAAAAGAAGTATAAGAATAGATTTAATTTTGCAATGTCCTCATTCTCAAGAATGTATGGACCAAAAGGTATTACAAATGAAATGACTAAAATTTGCAAAAATTGGGCAAATACAAACAATGAACCACCACTTGGATCATTAACAAAAGTAGATTTTTATTTTAGAGATGTTTGGATCTATACTAAAACTTCATGATAACCCAGATGATATAACTTGGAGTGTCATTATTCTTCTTATCATATTACTTTCATTAGTATTATATTACATTTACTATATAATAAACATGGCAAATCAGGAGATGAAAGATGGGAGCAATGACACCCCCAAGCAGAAAGAGTTGTTACAACTTCAGAGTGACGGAGATCAATCGTGTTCTTGATGGTGATACTATCGA